TGCTACCCAATCTCTGATTGTACGTTCGGCGATCGGTTTACCAGTTGAAGAAAACCACTCGGATAGGTCTTTAACCGTCGGAGGCTCACCCATGTTGCAGTTGTTGACGGCGTCCGTAAACTCCTCGGCTTTGCTCCGGCGCTGCTCCTTGGCTTTGTCCTTACGCTTGCCAACGGCCTTCTTCCACGCCGACGCTTCACCTTCCGGCTCGATGTCCTTCAGGCTGCCCACGTCATCCACCTTGTGGATTGGATACTGAAACCACATGTTGACCGGCTCAAACTTTGGATATTCCCGAAGCGTGCCTTCTACGCGCCAGGCTGAACGGATGCGGACACTCTTGATAGCCTGCTGGATACTTTCCTTGGCGGCGGCCAGCTGCGCGGGAATGGCGCGTTTAGCATGCTCCTCCATCGCCTTCGCACTGAGCTGATCGTCCTGGGAAACCCAATCTATAATGTATTGAGGATTAAATTTGTCAAAGAGCGATTGATAAACCGCACAAACGGCCTTGTTCTCCTCTTGCTTCAATAAAGCTTCCGTTATGTCGAGCTCGACAAGATCGATCAGCGCATCCGGATCGCGAGCGAATACGCCGCTGCCAGAAGCCCGGTCCATCGACTTTTTACCGCCTTGGGAACCTTTGCTATGATGGTGACAGTAGATAACGCTCGCGCCCAGCTCTGTGGCGATCTTGTCGAACTGGTTGGTGAAGTGCGCCATCTGGTCCGCGCTATTCTCGTCGCCGGTCAAAACCTTATAAATCGGGTCGATAATGACGGCGATATAGCCTTTCTTAGCCGCGCGCCGGATCAGCTTCGGCGCCAGCTTATCCATGGGAACCGATCTTCCGCGCAGGTTCCATATGTCAATGTTGCCGATATTCCGCGGTGACAGCCCTATCTCCTGATAGACATCTTTGAAGCGATGTAAGCAGCTCGCGCTATCCAATTCTAAATTGACATATAGGACGCGTCCCTGCTCACACTGCCAGCCGATCCACTTGCTTCCCTCGGCAATGGCAATGGAAAGCTCGATCAATGCGTAAGACTTGCCTGCTTTCGACGGCCCGGCCATCAGCATTTTATGTCCCTGCCGGAGCACACCATGAATAAGTGGCGGCGCCAGTTTTGGCATGTTGTCCCATGATGCTTCCAAGCTCTCTGGGTCCGGAAGATCGTCGTTGACGCCTTCGATCCATTCATGCCACTCGGCCCAATTTGCCCGGCCGATGTTCGTATCCACGATAAATTGCTTCTTACCGTTCCGCTCGACGCCCGGCATCCGGCTGAGCCGCGACGGGTTCCGGTTCTGGTTATCCACGCTGATGCCGTTTTTCTTGCAGACGTTGTACAGATAGTCGACGCGCTTGCGATATTCGTCATAATTAGCCGCCTCGACCCGCACAATGGCATGCAGGCTCTTGCCCCCGCTATAGACAAGGACGGCAATCGGCAGCTCCAACTCGCGCATGATGGCGTGCTGCTTCTCGATATCCATCGTATCGGACTCGACCAAGGCATACCGGAATTCGGTCACGTTCTCGTTTTTGACACCCTTGCCGTCGAGCGGATTAAACCTGATCCACGCGCCCGCATCCAGGTTGTAATCGCCCACAACAGACCCGATGTCACCTTCGCACATATGAAGCAATTCGATCAGCTCGCCGGCCGTCCTGTCCCAGGCTCCTTTAGTAGGCAGATGTTTCCCATCTTCGTTTACCCAGGACTCCGTCACGTAGCCGACGTTCTCGCTCGCTTCGAACAGCGTCTGCAGGTACGTGGTCAGTTGCTGTACCGGGTTCCAGACGGCGGGCTCGTGGATCTCCTTGCCTTCAATCCAATTCTTGTCGACGACCACATAATCGCCGGCGATTTCATCGTCCCAATCCAACTCGCGGTCGTCCCTAGCGCCTCGCGGCATCCAACCGTTATCCTTGGCGAGCTGCGTAATGGTGGCGCCGGTTACCGGGTTGCCGGACCCCTCGAAAGAGGTCCATTTCCGGAAGCACTCGCCGGGATGGTACCGGGCCCCGTCCCTTTTACTCCAATCGTCCCATTCGCTGGCCGTGTAACCCTCATATTTCAGTGCCATGCCGACGTTTACCCATTCCTGATAGCTGAGATAGGCTGGGTCGATATAGGCCAGTAAAGCGACCAGATCCAATTTATGTTCCATTAGCCTTCACAACCTTTTCTACATAGACATTTGCAATTGCCCATTTTGTTCTTTGTACCTCTCATACGTCAACGATTTGCCTGATCCGGTACAAAGCTCCGGCAGATTGGCCCTTACGAGTGCTTCAGCAAACGGTGGCGGTACGGCATTCCCGCAACGAGCAACCTGCGCGCTCTTGGAATAGCGCTGCCCGTCTGCGTCCCGATCGATGATGTACGACTCTGGAAAGCCCTGTGCTGCGAATAGTTCGTGAGGCTCCAGCATCCGCATGCCGATATCTACGATTTGATACTCTGTCCCTTCGATAGTCACGAGGCCAAACCGATCCTTTGTCGTGATCGTGTGTAATGGCTCGCCAAGCTGCTGGCCGTTGTCGGCGCTGCCGTAATATTTAAGCAAGAAAGCTCTGACCTCTCCAACATGTAGCCCGCCGGCCGTTATTGTTGGCATCGGCTCTGTAACCTGCTGGCCGTCGGCGCAGGTACCGCGTAGCTTGACTAAATGACTTGTTACGAGTGAGGACTTTCCTCCGCCTCCCGCCGTAACTGTTCCGATCGGCATGTCTGCTGGACTTCCGACCGACTCACCAAAATGTCGTGCAATGTGCGCTGTTACAAGCCGGTTCTGCGTACCACGCATGGTAATGGTCGGGAACGGCGTTTCTGCCTCAACTCCCGTAACGCCTCCGTAGTGCTTGGCGATAAATGCTGCTACAACTGCATGTTTGCGTCCACCGGCAACCACTGTACCAAGCGGCTTTTGCAGTCCTGGCGCCCGCGGGCTCTGTCCTGGTCCCTCGCCGTACCCGATCTCGACCAGCGTCGGGCTAACTAGCAAATGCTCGGCTTTGGTTGTAATGGTAGTCAGTGGGTCGTCAAGTTCGTATTGAAGGCGGTCGCCGCCGAATCCGGTCTGCCCGATCCGGGCAATATATGGGGTAACAATTCCCCAACCGTTCTTTGCAGTTACTGTTTGCATTGGATCGTCCATCGACTGCCCGCGAAACTGGTCATATTTATGGTTGACCTTGATGATAAACGGGTTGGGGTTATTGATTACGAACCGTTGAATGCCACGCGCGATCCGGCGCAGCGTGTTTTCGGCCAATGGCTTCGATCGCTCGAATATGCTCGGGCACGGAATAGACCAGTCGATAATCTCCGCAGCCGTCCGCCATGGCTTGCGCTTGCCTGCCTTGACCTCTGGGCTATCCGGTGCGCCATGGGTCGGCTCTGGCCAGACGATCGGCCGACCGTCCCTCCGAGCAACCATGAACAGCCGCTTGCGGATCGTCGGCGCGCCATAATCACATGCCCGCAGCTCCCGCCATTCGACTTTGTATCCTTGCCGTCGCAGCGCATTGACAAAGGAAAGAAACGTACGGCCCTTCTGTTTCTTGTCCGGGTACCCGTCTGGCGTAAGAGGACCCCACGTCGTAAATTCTTCCACGTTCTCCAGCATTATTACGCGGGGCCGTACCGTCGCCGCCCAACGAACTGCTACCCATGCAAGCCCGCGGATGCCCTTTTCGACTGGCTTCCCGCCCTTTGCCTTGCTGAAATGCTTGCAGTCTGGGCTCAGCCAAACCAACCCAACCAGACGCCCGCCGGTTACATCCCGGGGATCAACGTCCCAAACACTTTCGCAGTGATGTTCCGTTTCTGGGTGATTTGCCCGATGCATAGCGATTGCTGCAGGATCATGATTGATTGCAACATCTACACTGCGACCGGTCGCCATTTCGATACCCGTAGAAGCTCCGCCCCCGCCCGCGAAATTATCGACTATGATCTCCTGCATCCCATTCACTCCCCGCTGTACTCTTTAGGATTGATGCCCTCCGGAACGCGCCAACCGTTGCCTGCAATCCGGTCGATCATGCGTTTTGCATTCTCAAACGACCAGGTTCCGACGTGCTCAAAGCCTCTTTGCTCAAGGAAGCGGATCTGCTTCGGCGTCGTCAGGCCCTCTGCCCGCCGCTTGTCCAGGCGCTCCAGTAGCAGCGACGCCTTGCCCGCGTTGTCGATTTGATCCGGCAGGATGCCCAGCTTCTCCAATGTCCGGACTTGGGCCTCGCTCGGCGGCGCCATCTCCCATCCGAATGCAGGCACATAGCTGGACAGGTCCTCTGCCTGAATGCTCATTTCAAATTGCAGCGGATCAACCAGCGCGCGCTTCCGTCGTTTCATCTCGGCAAGCTGCTTCGCAAGCGCTTCCTCGCGGGCTGCGACGACGTCTTCGGAAGCCTGCTTCTCCACCGTTTCCAAATCCAGCGGAATGCCCGCCTGCTCGATTTGCTTGGTCATCGCTTGCGCAATCTCTTCATTCTCCGCGATAAGGTGCGCGGGATGGCAGAGCTCATGCCGTTCGGTGTGCCATAAAAAATCTAGTAGCAATAATTCAGTTTTTCCCGGATAAAGCCGGGTACCGCGCCCGACCATCTGGCTATATAAACTGCGGACTTTCGTCGGCCGCAAGACAACGACACAATCGACGCTTGGGCAATCCCAGCCTTCCGTTAGCAACATGGAATTGCATAAGACGTTGTATTTGCCAGCATCTAAGTCCGCCAGCACTTCCGCCCGGTCCTGCGACTCCCCGTTGACCTCGGCAGCCCTAAATCCGATTGAATTCAGAATATTCGTAAATTTCTGGCTAGTCTTCACCAACGGAAGGAAGACAACGATCTTTCTATCCTTGGCGACTTTCCACATTTCGCTCGCAATGGAGTCCAAATACGGGTCCAATGCCGTGCCCAGGTCGCTGCTTTTGAAGTCTCCAGCCTGCTGCCCGACGGCCGCCAGGTTGATTTGTAGCGGAATCGTCATAGCCTTAATCGGGCTGAGAAACCCTTCTTTAATTGCTTTGGGCAGCGTGTATTCATAGGCCAGGCTTTCGAAATAGCTGCCAAGGTTACGCATGTCGCCACGATCTGGCGTCGCTGTGACGCCCAGCACTTTCGCGCCGGAGAAATACTGCAGCACGCGTTGATAACTGTCGGAAATGCAATGATGGGCCTCGTCGATGATAATCATGTCAAAGTGGTCAGGCTTGAATTGCTGCAGGCGCTTATCGCGCATCATGGTTTGCACGCTGCCCACGACGACGCGGAACCAACTGCCGATGGAAGTCTGTTCGGCTTTTTCGGTAGCGCACCCGAGTCCGGTCGATTTAGCAAGCTTGTCGGCGGCTTGATCCAGCAGCTCGCTGCGATGCGCCAGAACTAGCACACGTTTGCCAGCACGGACACCGTCTTCGATGACCGCCGAAAATACGATCGTCTTGCCGCAGCCGGTTGGGAGAACAAGCAGCGTCTTATCGACGCCGCCCTCCCATTGTGCGTGGATAGCTTCCCGTGCAGCCTGTTGATATGGTCTAAGCTTCATGACTACCTCCTAAAACTGACCAGCTGACCAACCGCCGCCTTGCTGTTGGCCTGCCCCGGACCCGGGGAACGGCTGCTGATACTGTGGCTGTTGGTATCCCTGCTGTGGATGCTGCTGCTGATAGGACTGCTGGAACGACTGCGCCGGTGGCTGCTGGCCGACCGGAAACGCATCTTCATATGAAAAGAATGTCTTAACCTGATTGTGAGATCGGTCCTCGCCGTTGCTCTTGTAGTTTCGAACTTCGAGCTTACATTTGCCTTTCGCTCCGACAACGGCATTCCAATTCATGCGCAGCGGCTCGCCCTTCTTCTTCTGGCCGATTGCGCTGAAGAAATTGGACAGTAGCCCCTCCGTCTTCGTGTGGAGGAACAGGTTGTGGAACACGGTCACATCTCCATGTTCAGGAGAATGCACGGTCAACTCCAGTTTCGCCTGATTGCACGCAGGCATTTTATCGCTACCGGCAAAGCGGCTGCGCTCGAATTTTGCAACCGTAAAATAATAGTCCCCCGCAGGGAGCAGCACGAAGCCGCCCCCACCGTCCTTTTCGATTGTGTCCTCCCAACCAAGCTCGCGATCTTGTTGTTGACTCATGTATGATTCCTCCTAATGGTTGTTAAAATGGCAGATTTTCTTTAAATTCTTTGATCATGTTGTGAACTTGAGGCCAAGCAGCAACCAGAACGCCCTCGATGAATCCGGGGTCATAATTGGTAATCGGAGTGCCCATCGGATAATATCCCCTCTTGCTTACAACGATCTCGATATCTGATTCAGTGACTCCGTGCTGGATCATCAGATCCCGAAGGGAACGGGGGATATCCACACTTATCTGCTGCTGAGGAAAATTCCCAACTGGCGATTCCTGTTGCGTTGCCGGCATCACTTCTGCAGGTGGCGGTTGAGTCGTTGCTGACGCTGCCGGCGCAGACGCCTTTGCAGGTCCGTTGAAGATGTGCGCAATGTGGCCATAATCGAGCGGAAACTCATCCGGCAGTCCATGACGATTCTTTGCATCCCACGCCGGGTGATGGGTGGCGTAGACTGTCCGCACGCCTCCTTGTCCCTTATGCTTCGTGCCTTTCTGGTCGGCAGCGACACTGAACGTCTTGTAATTGATGAAAAGCACCATGTCGGCCCATTCCTTGACGAGAGGCGCCGTCTGCGAGCTCGTCTTTTTACCCAGCTTGAGCTGGTAACGGTCATACGCCCCCATTTCATCCGGCTGCTCAAATTTTATGATTTGGGCATGGGCGACCAGAACGACATGAATGCCAGCATCGACCACATCGCTCAATAGGTTTAAAAACCTTCCAAACTCCTCTTTCGCGTACACATAGCCGTTGCCATAACCAAAGTCCTCGATCCCCTTCTTTCCATGCCGCGCGCAGATGGCTTCCACGCAAAGCATCTCAGCCCAATCGATCGTATCGGTCACAAGCGTTCCGAAACGGCTGCCTTGCTGCTTCACCCATGTGACTTGCTGGTTAAGCATTTCCCAGCTAGTCGGCTTCGGTAGACGATCGACGTTCATTTCCGTCGTGGAGCCTTCCGTATCAATAAAAATCGGACGAGGAAACTGGGCTGCCAGCGATGACTTACCGATTCCCTCCGGCCCGTACAGAACCACCTTCTTAGCCTTTTCAACCTTTCCGCTGATGACCTGCATCAAAATTCACCTGCTTTCCAAGTCTTTGCTTCTTCCTCTGCTGGCTGCCTCGCTGGTGCCTGCTCCTGCCCGGCGACATAACCGTCTTCTATAATGATGCTGCATTCCTCCCCGGTGCTGACGCGCGTCGCGATCGCCTGCAGCCCTTCTTGCTCCAGCCACTCCCCGAACTCCCGCAGCGTCGCCAAGTCCATCTGCTCCAGTTTGTCGAGGAGAATAAAGCCGCAATCCGGCTTGAGCTTACGCACAATAGCGGTGGATACCTTTAATTGATCGGCACCGCTCATGTTGTCCCAGCGCTGGCCCTCGTAGATCAGCTCGCCGGCATCAACGGACAGGCCGGGCAGCGGCAGGGGAGCATTGGTCAGCAGCTCCGTCTTCTGCTGGCGAATCGCATTGATTTCGGCGGTCAACTGGTCGTATTGCACGCGGTATTCGCTGGAGTCAGCTTCGGCTTTGTCTTTGTCCAGGTTCGCGCGGACCTTTCGGTTAATCTCGTCGATTTGCCGAATGTTTTCCTCCAATGCTTCGGTCGATTCGTCGTGCAAGTCGATGGCGTCCTTGCGAGCAATTGCCAAATCCTCTCCGATTTTGGCGTATTCTTCCTTGAGCTTGAGCAATTCAGCTTCTACTCTCGCAATCTCTTCGCCTTTCGACTTGCGCGCCGACTCAAAATAATCCAATCGCTGCCGCTTCCGTTGGTTCTCGCCATTTCGGGCGAGAATATCTTGCTGCTGCCGGATCAGCTCCGACGCTGAAATGGGCTCTTTCGGCGCGTCCGGGAAGTATGGCTGCTCTTTGGCAAACTTGGCCTTCTGGTCCGCAATTTGCCCGATGGTATGGCGCCGGTTATAGACTTCCTGCTCTTTGACCTCCAGCTCGTGCAGCTTGTCGCCAACGCCGATGATGCGCAGCAGGATGCTGGCCTTTTCCTTGTTGGTAGCATTCATGAATTTGGGAAGGTCGATTGCCAACTCTTCGACAAAGCTGTCGAGCAGCTGCTGCCCGCCCTTCTGGCCGTTCGGATCAATGACCTTCAGGTCAGAGTTTTTCCCCTTCCGCTCGACGATCAGGCCGTTTGACATGACGATATGGAGATAAGGCGGCACGGCCGATCCGGTCCGTTCGGCTTGGGAAGGGCGGTATTTATTACCACCCAGCCCCCAAGCGATAGCGTCCAAAATGCTCGTTTTGCCTTGTTTGTTGTTGCCGCCGACGATGGTCAGACCGTTTGCTGTCGGCTCGATCTTTACGGCCTTGACGCGCTTGACGTTTTCGATTTCGAGCTTGTTGATTTTGATCATTGCTCTATCTCCCCTAAAAGAGTGTTATTTGATTGTCGCCTTTCATTGCCGGGGTAACGGCGGAGCTGCGGTCCGTGGTCCTTACTTTCTTGGAGGACCGGCTAATCGATTCAATTTGCTCCACCTTCGCAAAGATGGTCTTTCCGTCGCTCGTTTTCAGCTTGCACCAAACCCGAGCGACGCCCCAGGTCTCTATGATTTCAGCAGTTTCTCCGGATTTTAGCCGGACTTCGTCGCCTTTGAAGACGATCATAAGTAAGTTTTTAGTAAGCTTTTCAAGAGCATATTTTCATGCTCCATTTGCTCAAGTCGAAGGTGAAGCTCCTGGAGCCTATCGTCTAACACCGTCATCTTGGCTACTGGTTGCTCCACTGGCGTTGATAATGAATCTTCCCGTGTTGAAGCAGGTTCTGCCATTCCCGACTTAGTAAGAAGGGTTTGACGCTGAGAACGCCAATCTCCACCCTTCTGCTGGATGATCTCCCACTGTCTTTTTAGGCGATATATAGAGGATTTACCAAGTCCATACATGGACCGAATATGATCGTCGGAAAGCTCTTGCTGCTTTAATTCCAGATACTTTGCCTTCGTTAGCTTCTTGTTCAATTGCAGAACCTCACTTTCTGCTATGTTCATAAATGCTCGATATTTAGCTGCCAGAATTTCCAATAGCTGATAAACTTCGTCTTCCGTACATTCCAGTTCCATTTGAATATCAAAGATCGTATGACCATGCAGCCGCAGCTTCAAACAGTGTCGTTCGCGATCCGTAAGAGAAGCGGCGAAGTCCCTGACATCAATACTCGACAAGTCATCACCTGTCTGAATCGTATCCGAGAGTGTTAAATCGATTGCTTCATTTCCATTGGGATGAATTGGTTTATCGATAGATAGGACCTGACAATCACCCAAATATTTCAAGGCTTCGTTAGCCTCTTTGGGCGTACATCCTAGTTGATTCGAGATTTCGAAAGCCGACATCCGAAGAAAATCGTTCCTAATAATCCGGCCAGCGATGGCATAAAGCTGCTTGGAAACCTTAACGACAGTCCCTTTTTCAAGTAGAAATCTCTGGATTTCTCCTCTCATCATTGGAGCAGCGTAGTGTGCAAAAGGCTTTCCCTCAAATTTAATGGGATCAAACCGTTGATAAGCTTTAAACAAACCGACCCAAGCTTCACCTACAAGATCGTCGTAATCAATACCTACATTGCCAATGGCCCATCGAAAGCGGCGTGCTGTTGAATGGACAAGCGGCTTGTATTCCTGAACGACCTCTTCTTTTTCGCCAAGGTAAGGGTTGAAATTACGGATGACCGAACTCATTCGAGCATCTTCCCATTGCTTATTGAATTCCAAGCAGGTATAATCGGAGTAACTATATTGTTTATTTGTATTACCGGATGGCCGCTGCTCCCAACAGTGGTCATCTTTGCTTTCGTGGACTGGTGCGCTTCAGCGATCTCCATTTCCAAACATTCAATTTGCGACGCAAGATACCAATCCCATGTGCCATCTTTCTCTTCAGTTCTTGCGAGCTGCCGATATTGAGCTCTCAGGTACTCGATATGATCCCGCGCTGCCTTGAAGTTAAATTCCTGTGCCAATACTCCCGACTCCTTTCGGTCTTAACATTCGCATGATTCGTGCATACCGACGGCGGGCATAACGTTGGAACGCCGGTTCATGAGCAACTTCTGCGACTTGCAGCCAGTAGGCCGCATCTTTGATTAGCGCATTTCTCATTCGGCTTTTCACCTCCTTTACAGGCAGGGATTTACCTCTCAAATGTCGAATATTGGAAGTTGTTCAGAGAGGAGGTGATTCGTTTGAATAATTTAAATAGCTCAAAATCTTCGCTAAACGGATGGGAAGTCGAAACGCACATTTCTAATACAAGCGTCTATTCCTCTCCGCGTGGTGTGGTTCTTATGGATGTTAATAATTCACATTGTCTTGCTAGACTTACATTAAGAGAAGAAAATGTGATCATTGAATTCAACACGGTAAAAATAAACATTCCAGCAAACCAAAAAGTCATTCAGTTTCTCTAAAAGCCAAGCCGTTTACAAATTTGCATCCACTCAAATCCGTCGTTCCTGCGACGGATTCTTCTTTCACGACGATTACTAAAGCTGGTCCCTGAATACTTAACCCCCCGCTTCTTTGAGTAATATCGATCCGTTCTCCGGCGTTGACACGAATAACATGTTGTTCCATTTGGCTTTTCACCTCCTTCTATAGAGCGCCTCAATGCGGGCGCATATCTCATGCTGCCATTCCGCGTCCCCAATGTAGGAAGCTTGAAGCGAAAGCTCGTGCAGGTCTTCCAGTTGCTCGACCAGTTTGGCGTTCGCCGCCATACAATGACGTAAATCCTGTTGGTCCAGATCGGGCAAATTGCTGTACCCGCCGAGTTGATTTGCTGTGACGTGTATTTCGTACAATCTGCGGTGTATAGGATGGATTTTCATAAGATCATCCTCCTTGTCGCTTTAATGGCAGTGTTTTTCGTAGATAGTCTCGCTCACCGAAATGGCGATCCCGTATCGGTCTACAACGCCCATCAGCTCGACGGTATCCTCCAAAATCGGTTGGCGCTGTACAAGCATATCCGGCGTCATCTGCCCTTTCTTGAGCATCTTCGGGTAGCCAAATTTCGTTGATACTGCTTTATTCGCGATCATGTTGGCCTTGATAAAGTCCACCTGTATCGGTTCCTGCAGCGATCTACTGAGCTTGGACATTGCTTCGCGCTGATGCTCCTTATCAAGCATTCGGAAGATTTGGAAGCCTTCGATTCCAGTAGACTGGCGAAGTTGCTTGATGATATCGAAAACCCAATCTTGAAATGCCTCGGCTTCCTTACGGCGCGATCGCATTATTAGGCGATAAACGCCCTTCTCTGAAATGATGGTAGTTTCTTGTTGGCCTCCAAGGGTGTCGGTTAAAGCTACATCCTTTTGCGTTTCAGGTAATCGACTTACGGCGTCGCGATTATTTCTTATTCCAAGCGCTTTCGTTACATCCGCTGCTACAGCCCACCAATCACCCGGATCGCGTTCTACGAATCTTATTTCATGGCTGATCCAGTTTTCGAATCGAAGACTCATGTTGCTTCTCCTTTCAAATAAATTAGCCTTGTTCCATGATCCACTGTTCTAGAAATTCACGTGTCTGACGAACCGGGAAATACCATTTATTCCCAATTTTTCGTTTGGGAAAGCGAACGTCGAAGAAAAATTGCTCCTGGATGAAATTCCAGCTCATACAAGTTCTGCGTTCCAGTTCACGTCGATCCCAGAAGACAAACTCAACATCAACTTCCTTGATTAGTTCTTCGATCTTCTCACGAGCTAACTTATGAATCAGAGCTTCATCTACATTGACGGTTATCAACTTAGTTCACCTCGCCGCTTTCCATTCCAAGCATTTTTGCAATTAGCGGCTTTTGCTTTTCACCGGTACGCGTCCCTTTGAAAATTTCCGACACATAAGTTACGGACACGCCGAGTTCCTTCGCTACATCTTTCAATTTGATGTTTTTCTGAAACATGATCTTTCTAGCTTCGCCCCCGAACTCGGTATAGTGCTTCATCTCTTAACCTCCTTTGTAAAAGTTTGTAAAGAAAACAGCTTAATTATTGACAACCAACCGAAAATATTCTATTATCGGAAAGAAGGCATAACCAAATAAACGTCGTTGGGGAACGATTTTTTAAAAGGGGTATCAAACCCTCCGGTTTTCTGTTGCCTTTTTTGCCATAAATTAAGCTGTTGACATCATGATAACCGAAAATTTAGATTCGGTCAACAGAATTGAACGAAAATATAGATTTTAATTTTCTGAAAGGAGCCAATCATTTTGGGTGTGGTCGAAAATATTAGGTTTCTTTGTAATCAACATGGTGTATCAATACCAAAATTAGGAACTGAATTGGGTTTTGGAAACGGGGCTATCTATAACTGGGACAAGAGTTCCCCATCGATAGATAAAGTCCAAAAAATTGCGTATTATTTTGGGGTAACTGCGGACTTTATAATTGGGGGATTTGATAAGGAAATAGAACAAGTTATTAGGGAGTTATCCGAGGAGTCCAATGGAAAGCTATACTTCCCCAAGCATGTAGCAGAAATAATTGATAAAAAGTTCGAGCCATTAAAAAAAGAATATTACGATGTTCCATTAGACCTGGAACCAATTGAACTGATAGGTCTTCTTGATAATTTCCCTGTAACGACCGAATTTAAGAAAGACTTATTGGATGTTCTTAGAAATATAAAAGCTTCACTGAGTCTACAGAAAGATCGTGGCATTGAAACCATAGCGGCCCACCATGACGGGGAAGATTGGACAGATGAAGAATTGGAGGATATCAAAAAATTCAAGGAGTTTTTAAAGTCAAAACGAAAACAACAGGAGTGACGCCTTTGTTATATGACAATCTTCTTAGAGAGGCAGAACACCTTGGTATAGACACCTATGAAATTCCGATGAGCCAAAGAAACAAAGGATTGTACGGAGACAACACCATTTGGATAAATAGAATGATTCCAACCAGAGCTGAAAAAGCTTGTGCCATGGGCGAGGAAATTGGTCACCATCATACTTCGTATGGCGACATCCTTGACCAAACGGACATACGTGCTCGGAAGCAAGAATTGCGAGCGCGGCAATGGGCGTACTGGCGACTTGTACCACTAACCGAAATTGTACGAGCCTATAAAGCCCGTGTTTCAGGTCGCCACGAAATTGCTGAATTTCTTGGGGTAACCGAAGCGTTTTTGCAGGATTCTATCGATCGATATCGTGAGAAATACGGGTTATTTGTTGTTTTGGACAAGCAATACACAGTTTATCTTGATCCTCTAGGCGTTGCGGAATTATTTCCTGAATCGTAACTTTGCGCTTTCCAGCTGCAATGCTGTTAACTATACAAAATAAACCGAACATATGTTTGAAAGGTGATGATCATGGCAACTTTTCGAAAGTTACCAAGTGGGAAATGGCAGGCCCGAGTATCAAGAGATGGTGAAGAGTTCAGCATAGGCACGTATCGAACAAAAAAGGAGGCAGAGATCGAAGCTGGAAAGGTCGAGGAGCGCATTTATTATGGGCAAACCCTTAACGACCGCAATATGCTTTTTGGGGAAGTTGTTGAGCTGTGGTGGGAGCAAAAACGTAAAGAAATTAAGGACTCAACAGAAGAACAACTCGAAGTAATTATGCGGCTACATATCAAACCTGATTTCGAGAATAAGAGGATTGCGAAGATACGGAGGATTGATATCAAAAAGTGGATTCAGGGTTATGTAGATAAAAAAGATAAAAATGGTAAACCAAAATACTCGTTCGGATCGTGCCTTAAATACCTCTCAATTATGAAGAGCATCTTTCACTTTGCGGTTCACGAATTGGAGGTTCTGGAGAAGAGTCCAGCCGACAGACTAAAGGTTCCCGTAAAGGATTCAACCGAGAAAAAAGAACCTGTCAAATTCTTTTCGCTACAGGAATTAAATCAACTCCTGAATTACATGAAAGGGTATAGGCATCAACGGTTTGAAGGATATCCTATTTATTACATGCTAATGTATTTTTTAAGCCAGTCCGGTTTAAGGATCAGTGAGGCACTGGCTCTGCGCTGGTCGGACATTCAAGACGGAAAGGTTACTGTCGAACGACAAACGAGTAGAGATGACAATAATAATCTAGCACTAACAACGCTAAAAAACACATCATCCTACCGGACGATCGGCTTAAATGATGAACTCTTGAAAGAGCTCAAAAAATTTAAAGCAAAACAAAATGAACTTATTTTAGGCGATTTTTCTTTCCAGCAAAATAAAGATCAAATCATTTTTCAAAACTATTTAGGTAATTACTTGACACCGTCTACGGTGCGTGATTCCATCAAAGACTACTGTTCCAAAGCCGGTGTTGAATATAAAGGGACTCATGGATTTCGACACACGCATGCAGTTCTATTGCTCGAGTCAGGAGCGAGTCTGGTTTTCGTTTCAAAACGACTTGGACACAAGACGATCAAAACAACCGCGGATACTTACCTCTCCATCACTCAAAAAATAGAAGAAGACGAACTTAAAAAGTTCGCCTCCTACACCCAAAGATAA